GCGCAGCCAGTGTGCATGCTGGCCCTCCGTCAGCTTCGAAGCGTGCACCCTCCCTTCAGTCACCTTCAGCCCCAACGCTGACATCAACATCACGTTGCCCGACTCGTAGGGCAAGGTCTCCCCTCCGGGGGAACGGATGTCAATGCGCCCCACCTTCGCCATGCGTGGGTCTTTCTTGTTGACGTATGCGTCATAGATCAGCACCTCGCCCGTCACTGGGCACCGCTCAGGGTAGATCAGCTCGCCCTCGTAACGCATGAGTGCGTCAGCCGCTGAGAACTTCCCGGCCAACTTCGGCGTGCCCACAGGCGACCGCAACCACAACTGATAGGAGTGTGTACGCGCCAGCATCGTCATCCTCACGACGTGCTTCCACCGCTCATCATCTTTGTAGTCAGTACGCGCTTTGGGTACCGGTGCAACCTCCGGCGCACCGAGCGACTTCACAATGACGGTCTCACTCACGTCGTACATCATGGCAAGCACGCCTATCGCTTCCTTCGGCACCGGGGCATCCGCAGGCAAGCCCAACTTGCCCATCATGCGCTCAGCACTCGATCGAATGGCACGCTTGCGGATGCCCAACAGGACGTTGCTCTTGACGGCGTAGGGGCCTGAGCCCATCGCTTGCAGGTCGTTGCCCAAGACTTCGAACACGGGCAGGTGGATCATGTCGTTGAACACGTCAGCACGCTCAGGCGTGTCCGCAGGCGGCAGGGCGTTGCCCTCAGCAACGTAGGCACGCAGCGCCTCAATGGCGAAGCCAGGGACGGCGTACTGGTAGCTGACGAAGTACCAGACTTGATCCCCTCCGGTCCCTCCGAGGCCGTAGGCAGGCACGGGCTTTCCCCACACGGCGCGGGGCATGTGGGCGTTGTGCCGGAAGAGTGGCACCCCCTTGGGAGAGAGGTAGACGCGGCTGAGGAGCGAGGAGGGGAAGATGAGGTCCATGAGCAGGGGCTCCGGTGGGTTGAGGACCGACTATTATAAACACAGCCGGTGGGGCTGTGAGTTATTTGTAACATCGTCACCGACCTATTTACTGGTAAAAATCTTTTGGAGATCAATTCGTCAGCGCTATAGATCACGGTCGTTTTTGAGTAGTGTCAAATTTGTGTGTTGTTCCGGAAAATGTTCCGAAAAAGGGCCAATGTTCTGTGTGTTGTTCCGGATTTTGTTGTTTTTAGGAACGTAAAATAATCACAAAATGTCCTTGATTTTGCTAGGGGTCGGTGAGCGTTGTTCCAAAAAAATTGTGTTTTGGGAAAATGAAGATAGCGTCTACAGAGTGGCACATAAAAGAGTAAACAACAAAAAGTGGAATTCGGGCACCCGCACGCCAAAAAACACACAAAAACCCGTATAAACATAAAATATAGATAACTTAGGGATACCACCTACCTATACCTCCTATTCATTTTTCTTAAAAACACAGAACAACCGGAACATTAGTACAAGAGTCTTAGAGAATCAACGACTTACGCCGTTCCAAAAACCGCAAAAAACCGGAACGCTGTTCGAACATTTGGGCGAGGTGCCTGCTCGCGTGCTCAGGGCGGTATTTACTGGTAAATAGGGTTTCGGGTAGCGTGGCGCGATGGGCTCGCGTGCTCAGACTGGGATCGGGTGTCAGCCCCGTGCAGGGCGTGCGGTGCCTGCGCGGTGGGGTATTTACTGGTAAATAGGGTTTCGGGTAGCGTGAGGGGGCTTGGGCTCGCGTGCCGCTCGCGTGCCGCCGACCCAGCCTCGTGCTCGCGTGCCCGCTCGCGTACTCGCGTGCTTCTGACACCCGGTCCGGACGCAAAAAAGCCCACAGGGCGCGAACCCTGCGGGCACAAAAAAAAACCCCGACTTTCGCCGGGGTTGTCGGGGTCTAGGGGGCCGGGCCCCCTGCCGGTCACGCCGCGTTTCGCTTGATGATCGCGAGGATGCGCTGAGCACTATCGCGAGCCGCCGCGATATCGTCGTTCGTCCACGACTTCTGCCCTTGGACATTGGCGCAGAGCGCAGTGAGCGCCAGTGTCCACCCTGCCGGGGTGTTCAGCGACACACTATCGTTCGCAGCCGCAGCCGCAGCCGCAGCCGCAGCCGCAGGGCGTCCGCTGTTCGACAAGCTTGGGAATTCCTCCGGGAACTTTTTGAACAATCCGGCAGGTGCGGGGAACCCTGAACCGCCATCATCCTCGCAAGCCTCAAGGGCCTTGCGCGCAGCAGCCGGAGTCGCTGCAAGGATACGCTTCGCGTTTGAAGCGTACGATGCGCCTCCCGTGAGCTTGGCCAGCGCGACGCCGAGATTCTCACCCTCGGCGCGGCTTTCGTCTGTACCCTGCGCCGCAAGGCGCAAGACTGCGGCAGTGAAACGCTTGGAGAATCCGTCCAGTTTGCCTTTGGCCGCGATCGCATCCTGCGCTGCCTTGATAGCAGCGCTGCGCAGGGCCGCAGGGGAATTGTCAATCTTACGAGTAGCCATGACATTACCTCATTCGGGTTTGTGTCACCCCGGTTCCGCCGGGTCGGACCGCATCGATCGATGCAGTGAACGGACTGTAACATATCCACGGTTCCCGTCAACGTGTTTACCGGTAAATTGGACCCCACCGTCCCCCCACCCCCCGCTATGGGTTTGGAGTCCCGCCCGCGCGTTACGCTGTATTCCGCACCCACGATGACAAATAATTTCCGTATGTGGGACTTTAACAAGTACACCCCCGGGGTACTTAAATATGCGAACACCCCCCGTCAATGGTACCTAAAGTACCCCCCGGTTTATGGTACCAAAATGGGCAGCAAAGTGACACGGGATAGAACCAAAACACCGAGTTGACGCGAGGGCGCAAATCGGGGTACCATGGCATTACGCCCAGGTGCGGCGCAGGAAGCCACCATGATCAAAACGCAGGTTGAAGACTTCGTCCCACTGCCCATAGGCAAGCCCCCGCAGGGGGTTTCGTACAACGAGGTGCGGGCCCGTGCACAGGCCGCGTGCAACACCGCTGGCCTTTTGTTGTCTGAGGGCTACGAGGACGAGCCACCTGACGTGTGTGAGCTGACCGACGTGGCAGAGAACGTGTTGCGCTCCGCAAGCAAGGGTGAGACGCCACCGAAGGTCAATGGAGCCTTGGAAACGCCCGAGGGTGCCTACTACGTCAATGCCATCCTGACCCGGTACGACATGGAGGTGGTGCGGGATGCCAAGCGTCTGCGCCACTACGTCACCAACAGGTTGATCATCGAGTCGGAAAACCCCGACGCCCGCATCAGAATGCGAGCCCTTGAGATGCTCGGCAAGGTCAGCGACGTCGGACTGTTCACCGAACGCACCGAGATCACCGTCAACAATCGCTCGACGGTCGACCTTGAGAACACCCTCAAGGACAAGTTGCGCAAGCTCATGGGTACGGAAGACGCTGAAGAGGCGGTGGTGCTGGCTCCGCCCATCACAACCACTAAACCAATCGACGTTGACGCGCTGTTGAGCTGACCCCCAACCCAACCCAACTCGACCCGTGCTGACCGAACAGGAGATCCAATTCGCCTTGGCGAACATCCACAGGCTGACTGCCGATGAGCAGACACGCCTACTGTCGGTGCTGGAGGAGCTGGAGCGGAGAAAGCACGCCAAGAAGTGTCAGGATGACCTGTTGGCATTTTGCCAACATATGGACCCATCGTATGTCATCGCTACCCACCACAAACGACTTGCGGAACTGCTGACAAACATCGCTTACGGGCTCAAAGATCGGATCGCAGTCTCCATCCCCCCTCGGCATGGTAAGTCGCACCTGATCAGCACGCTGTTTCCAGCATGGTTTTTGGGGAAATTCCCCAATAAAAAGGTGCTGATGGTGTCACACACTGGCGATCTGGCCGTCGATTTCGGTCGAAAGGTGCGAAACCTCATTGATGACGCACGTTACAAGGCCGTATTTCCCGCCATCACCCTTGCTCAGGACTCAAAAAGCGCTGGACGGTGGTCAACCAACTCCGGAGGGGAATATTTCGCCACGGGCGTCGGTGCCGCCCTCGCTGGTCGCGGTGCTGACCTTCTTTTAGTCGACGATCCGCACTCAGAACAAGACCTGCTTACGGGCAATTTCGATGAACTGGAGAAAACCTACCAGTGGTTCGCCTTCGGTGCACGTACTCGTCTCATGTCGGGGGGCCGTGTAGCGGTAGTTCACACCCGCTGGCACCAAGATGACCTCATTGGGCACCTGATCAAGGACGGTGCCAACAATCCCAAGGCAGATCAGTACGAAGTCTTCGAGTTCCCAGCCATACTAACCGTCGAAAAGGAAGGCCCAGATGGCGTTGAAGTTGTCGAAAAGGCCCTTTGGCCGGAAAAATTCGATCTCGAAGCCTTGGAACGGACCAAAGCGTCCATGCCGCTGTTCCAATGGAACGCACAGTACATGCAGAACCCCACCGGGGAGCAGGGTGCGATTATCCAGCGCGATTGGTGGCGATCTTGGAAGTTGGACGACCCGCCCAAGTGTGATTTTGTCATCATGACGTTGGACGCAGCGGCGGAAAAGAACAACCGTGCCGACTTCACCGCCCTTCTCACCTGGGGAGTTTTTAGTGACGACAATCTGACCAACGGCGAGCCACACATCATCCTACTGAACGCCATCAACGTGCGTGTTGAGTTCCCGGAACTGAAAGACCTCGCCATTCGCGAGTGGAACGAATGGGAGCCGGAAGCGTTCATTGTCGAGAAGAAGTCCAGCGGGGTGCCTCTGTACCAAGAGCTACGCCGTATGGGTATCCCGGTGCAAGAATTTACGCCGCACCGTGGCACCGGTGATAAAGTGGCTCGTCTGAGCGCCGTGGCTGACATTATCCGCAGCGGCATGGTCTGGTATCCCGAGGGACGACGGTGGGCTGAAGAAGTGATTGAACAGTGCGTGGCATTCCCCTTCGGGTCCCATGATGACATGGTGGACTGCACCTCGATGGCGCTGTCGCGCTTCAGACAAGGTGGGCTGATTGGCTTGCCATCTGACTTCCGCGAACCTCAACACTTCCACGCCCGCAAAGCGGCGTACTACTGATCCAACACCCCCCCCACACCCTTCGGAGCCCTCATGGCGACCAACATTGACAAAGCGTTGTACTCGACGGGCGTGCCGCCCCTGCCGGAGGTAATGGGCGATGAGCCTGCCCTTGAAATCGAAATTGAAAATCCGGACAGTGTCACCATCGACACCGATGGCGTTGAGATCACCCTCGTGCCAGGAGACGATGACCTGGGCGACGACTTTGAAGCGAACTTGGCCGACATCCTTGATGAAGCGATCCTCGAAGAGGTTTCCGGGGGGCTGTTGGGGGACTATGACAACGACATCAACTCCCGGAAAGACTGGGAAGAGACTTACGCTGATGGACTGAAGCTCTTGGGCCTCAAGTATGAGGAGCGGACGGAGCCTTGGTCCGGTGCATGCGGTGTGTTCTCCCCCATCCTCACCGAGGCGGTGGTGCGGTTCCAGAGTGAAGCCATCACTGAGCTGTTCCCTGCCGCAGGCCCCGTCAAGGCCAAGATCATTGGGAAACAGACACGAGAGAAGGAAGAGGCCGCAGCACGCGTGCAGGACGACATGAACTACCAGTTGACGGAAGTCATGGTGGAGTATCGCCCGGAGCATGAGAAACTCTTGTGGAACCTGCCGATCGCGGGCTCCGCCTTCAAGAAGGTCTACTTCGACCGCAATCTTGACCGTCAGGTCTCGACCTTCATCCCTGCTGAAGACATCATCCTGCCTTACGGCACGTCAGAACTCTCCTCGTGCCCACGCGTCACGCACAGGATGAGGAAGACCAAGAACGAGATCCTACGTCTCCAAAACGCCGGGTTCTACCGCGACATCGACATTGGTGAGCCGAACAAGAACATTGATGAGATACAGAAAAGAAAGGACGAGGAGACCGGCTTCGCCGCCACCCATGACGACAGATTTTTGTTGTTGGAGATCCACGTCGAGCTGAGCATCCCGGGCGACGAGCACAAGGACAAGGACGGCAACCCCACCGCCATCGAGCGGCCCTACGTCGTCACGGTGATTAAAGATACCGGTGCAGTGCTCTCCATCAGGAGAAACTGGCTTGAAGGAGACTTGACCCACCAAGCGCGTCAGCACTTCGTGCACTACCAGTACATCCCGGGCTTCGGTGCGTATGGCTTCGGGCTGATTCACCTCATTGGAGGCGCGGCCAAGAGCGCCACGAGCCTGACCCGCCAGTTGGTCGACGCCGGTACTCTGTCAAACCTGCCTGGGGGACTGAAGGCCCGTGGCCTTCGAATCAAAGGGGACGATACCCCCATCGCCCCGGGCGAGTTCAGGGACGTCGACGTGCCCTCCGGCACGGTGCGCGACAACATCATGCCCCTGCCCTACAAGGAGCCGTCCCAGACGCTCCTGACGCTGCTGAACAGCATCGTGGACGAGGCGCGGCGGTTCGCCGCCACAGCAGACTTGAAGGTCTCGGACATGTCCGCGCAGGCCCCGGTGGGCACCATGCTGGCGCTGCTGGAGCGCCAGCTCAAGATCATGTCGGCGGTGCAGGCGCGGATGCACTACGCGATGAAACAGGAGCTGAAGCTCCTGAAAGCCATCATCGCTGACTTCGCCCCGGAGTCCTACGACTACGAGCCTGACACGGCGGTGCCGCGTGCGCGGCAGAGCGACTACTCCCTCGTCGAGGTGATCCCGGTCAGCGACCCGAACGCGGCGACCATGAGTCAGCGGGTGGTGCAGTACCAAGCGGCGCTTCAGCTTGCCCAAGGGGCTCCGCAGATCTACAACCTGCCGCAGCTTCACCGCCAGATGCTGGAGGTGCTGGGGATCAAGAACGCCGACAAGCTGGTGCCGCTGCCCGAGGACCAGAAACCACAAGACCCCGTCACCGAGAACATGAACGTGCTGCGCGGCAAGCCCGTCAAGGCCTTCGCGTACCAAGACCACGAGGCGCACATGGCAGTGCACCAGTCGTTCATGCAGGACCCGAAGATCGCGATGGCTATCGGTCAGAACCCGATGGCGCAGCAGATGATGGCTGCGCTTATGGCCCACATCGCGGAGCACGCTGGGTTCTCGTACCGGGCACAGATCGAGATGTCCCTCGGGGTCCCGCTGCCCGCGCTGGACGAGGACGACACCGCTCCCATCACGCTGGACGACGAGAAGGCTCTGGCTCCGCTGGTCGCCGCCGCTGCCCAGCGCACACTGGTGATGAACCAAGCGATGGCGGCGCAGCAGGCCGCACAACAGCAGGCCCAGAACCCTGAGCTTCAGATCGCTCAGGCAGAGTTGCAGCTCAAGGAGCGCGACAGCCAGAGGAAGGCCAAGAACGACGAGATGGACTTCATCGTCGCCCAAGAGCGCCTGCGACTCGACCGCGAACGACTCGCGTCAGAAAACCGTAAGGCCACCATGAAGACTGTCATGGACAAGCAGTCAAAGGACGCGGATAGGGCGGTGAAGGTGATCCAAGCCTCGCGGCCCCGACCTGCCAACAACCCCAACAACCCACGGGGCTAAAACATGGACGAGAAGATCCTGATGGTGCTGCGCACCAAGATCAGAACCCAACTCAACGGTCTCACTGACAACATCGCCGGAGGTTCCGCCAAGGACTTCGGTGAGTACCGTTACGCCTGCGGCGTGATCCACGGTTTGGCTCTGGCCGAGCGTGAACTCCTCGACATGGTCGAGGCGCTGAAGCGCAACGACAACTGATCCCCCCGGGCCGCTGGCCCGGACCCCCGCCGTGGTGCTCGGGCAAGCCACGGTGCCAACCTGCCCGCGAGAGTGAACCATGAGTGACGATATCAACGACATCTCCGACACCGAAAAGGCCCGCCAACTGCCTGAACCCTCGGGATACAAGCTGCTGTGCGCCCTCCCGGAAGTGGAGGACAAGTACGAGAGTGGCATCCTGAAGGCGGACACCACGCTTCGCGTCGAAGAGCACAGCACTGTGGTGCTGTTCGTGCTCAAGGCTGGACCCCAAGCCTACGCCGACATGGACAAGTTCCCAAGCGGGCCGTGGTGCAAGGAGGGTGACTTCGTCATCACCCGCGCCTACGCGGGTACGCGGTTCAAGATCCACGGTCGTGAGTTCCGTCTGATCAATGACGATCAGGTGGAAGCCGTGGTGCAAGACCCCCGTGGTATCACTCGCGCTTAAGGAGCACCAATGGCTGAGTTCAAATTTCCCGACGAGATCGAGACCAAGGACGACAAAGCCACCGATAAGGTGGAGTTCGAGGTTGAAAACGACGCCGAGATCGAGGTTGTCGATGACACCCCCGACCAGGACAGGGGCCGCAAACCCTTGGAAAAGCCCGTGGAAGAGCCCACGGACGACGAACTGGCGCAGTATGGCGAGAAGGTTCGCAGTCGGATCAAGGAGCTGACGCACGCTCGTCACGATGAGCGCCGCGCCAAAGAGGCGCTGGAGCGGCAGAACCAAGAGGCCATCCGTGCCGCTCAGATACTGTTCGAGGAGAACAAGAAGCTCAAGGGACAGATCGACAAGGGTACCGGTGCGTTCGTCTCTCAAGCGCAGCGACTCGCGGAAGTCGAAGTCGAAAAGGCCAAGAGTGCGCTGAAAGCCGCACACGAGGCTGGAGATACCGAGGCGTTTGTTGAGGCACAGGCCAAGCTGAACGAAGCGGTGTTCATGCAGCAGCGTGCCAAAGCACTCAAGCCTGCCCCCTTGCAATCTGAAGAACAACGTGGTAACGTTGCTCCTCAACAGCCCTCGCAACAAGCACCGGTTACTCAACTCGATCCAGCCACAGAGGCTTGGAAACAGCGTAACTCGTGGTTCGGTGAAGACGAAGAGATGACGAGTCTCGCGATGGGCGTGCACAACAAGCTCGTCAGATCCGGGTACAACCCGGGGTCGAAAGAGTACTTCGATACCATCGACTCTCGGCTACGCCAAGTCTTCCCCGACAAGTTCGAGACTCCCAAGTCCGAACCGGCCCGCAGGCCGCCTACCGTCGTAGCACCGACGCAAAGAGCTACGTCAGCGAAGAAGATCAAGCTGACGCAATCGCAGGTAGCAATCGCCCGACGCCTCGGCGTCCCCTTGGAAGAGTATGCCCGCAACGTGGCAAAACTGGAGCAGCAGAATGGCTGAGACCCGCACGCCCCGAGAACTCGCGACTCGCGAGAAGACGCAGCGTCGCTGGCGTCCCGCTTCTACGCTCCCTGATCCGACCCCGGAGCCCGGTGTGGGTTTTCGGTGGGTGATGACGCATCTGCTGGGGGAAGCGAACCCCACGAATGTGTCGCAACGACTGCGTGAGGGTTATGAGCCCGTCAAGGCAGAAGATCACCCTGAGTTGGCTTTCGAGGCCAACACCAAGACGGGGAACATCGAGATCGGCGGTCTGATGCTCTGCAAGATGCCCGACGATATGTTGAGTCAGCGCGTTACCCACTACGCGGACATGACCAACAGCCAGTCGCATTCCGTGAATTCCAAGTTCACAAGTCAAAGTGACCCTCGCATGCCGTTGTTTGCTGAACAGAAAAGCAGCTCGTCGCGTGGGTCGTTCGGTAACGGTTCCTGATAGGAGTCATAAATGGCTTTCCCCACGATTGACAAGCCCTACGGGCTTGCGCCGATCAACCTGAAGGGCGGTATTCCGTTTGCAGGTTCGACTCGGATGATCCCCATCGGCCAAGGCTACGCCACCAACATCTTCAACGGGGATGTGGTTGGTCTATCCAACGGCAACAGCATCATCACCCCCTACAACGCGGACACGCAGTCCGCCGCTGCGGCTGGTGACATTGTCGGCGTCTTTCTGGGCTGCGAATACAGCACCGGGTCGGGCCCGATCTACGGTAAGCTGCGTCAGCAGTACTACCCGGCAAGCACCAACGCCCCCAACGCGGTGGCCTACGTGCTGGACGACCCGAACGCCCTGTTCAAGGCAGCAGTGATCGCGCAACCGCAAGGCAGCGCCAACACCCAACTGAACACCGGCACGACCATCGGCTACATGTCGCCGTCGTTCCTTGGCACCAACGCCTTCCTGATCGCTGGCAACGGCGGCTCGACGGCAACTGGCAACTCGCTGGCTGGTGTTTCGGGCGGCAACCCCACGGTGGCTTCGTCGGTGGCTGGCAACATCCGCCAGACGGTCGGCACCGGTGCGGGCACTTCGCCCTGCCTGCGCGTGATCCAACTGGTGCCTGACACCGCCGTCACGGTGGCTACTGCGCTGTCCTCGTC